TCAAATACGTCTCCAAATCCCGTCTATGCCATCCTCTAATGTATCCGTTTTGTGCTGTTCGGGTTCTGCCCCATGCGTTTTGGTCATCAGGATTAGCTTCTTTTTTAGCCATATAATCACTGAGCTTGAATCCATACTTTGAACCAACGAAAGCGTTATTAGCATGAAACATAAGGCTCTCACTGTAATATTCGAATGGGGTGACATCGGCATTTTCAAGTGCGGCTAAGGTTCCTCTGCCAGCGATCCCGTCAACATCGATCCACCGTTCTGGTTCATTAGGATTAGCACGGGTATTGACAGCCATTTGTAAAATCATGTCACTCCCCCGCCGCCCCGTATTAACTTGCATGTCGGCATACTGGAGATGCAGAGGTGGTGGGTATCTATCAAGGTTCATTTTTTCCCACAGGTCACGATAAAAATCCACCGCTTGCTGTTCACTCATGTTCCTCATATCCTCCTCACTCGCTTCACGACCAATAAAACCACTGAAACTTTTTTGGGTGATACCCATATTCGTCTGACCACCCTTGTCGTTAGGATCGTTAACGTATCCTCCTTCGTGCTGAAGCACCATTCTCACCCACGAATCAAAATCTGCCATTACTGCCTCCTTGCGATGCTTCTATTGAATATTGACTAAACTCGTCATCAGCCTTATCTTTGATCTTTGCCCATTGCACAAAGAAGGGGACTCTCCCTCCATTTATCTTTGAATATTTAAGTGAAACCGTGTCATGGAATTCAACATTAATACAATTAGTGAAAACCACATTCCCTATAACATAAACACGATCATAGTCTGGGTCAAAAAAGTAGTCATGCTTACGAAGGAAAACGATACACGCCTTTACTATACTCATCCCGACATGGTTTTCCCTCAGATATACCGCTAATGAAATTTCCAGCCAATCTGTATAGCTATAAATGCTTTTAGAGGGGTTGCCGTCTTGCAGTTTTCCTCCATTGCTTTGAAAAATTGAAGCTAAAAACAATCCTTCCTGTTTCCAGCGTGTTAATTTACGAGGACGCACATCCACCAACCCAAGCACTTCCGGTTGAGTGATACCCCTGCCCATATTTGTCTGCATCTTGTTCCCCTTATGTAATTAGTGTTATAAGGCTTCTCACGGAATAGTAAATCAATCGCCCAAACTGCCACCCACAAAACAAGCAAGCACCTCCCCATGTCATACCAAAACTGAGAATCATTCCTCCTACCACCATTTCCTTAAGAGAAAAAAACCCGTCATTATCAAGAAGGTGATCGGTACTATTTTGCTTCAAGCGTTTCGGCAATCCATCATCCATTGCTTCCCCTGCTAAGTTCCCCGAATATCCCATTTACTTTTCTCCCTGTAATCTGGACGCTGGAACATTGGTGGGATATTGCCTGTACAAGATCCTGTTCCAGCGACAAGTTGGTGATAAGAGACGACAAGTTCAGTAGCAAATAAGCAAAGACGCCCACGTGGATGGGGTGCTGTGCATAACCCACATATCATATTCATGCCATCTCCTATCATAAGTCAATTGCTGGATGCCCCCTTTATTCGATTCCAGTCCTTTAATTGCATCCAGCAAACTCTGTGTTCCTGTATTTAAGTTAACGCACCAAAACGACATCATACAAATCCAATAATTGCTGTGCTGGAGATTCGTTACAGAAACTAAATTCAAGCTGTTCATGTTCATCCAACCTCATGTAATTAACCTTATTTTCGGGGAAGTTTAATCCGTTAGTTTCTCCGAATTTTTTATATAGTTCCCGATCATATGCCAAGCCAGCTTCCATCTCCCCTTGGTTGGTATAAGGAAATGTATCGATTAGCTTGTTTTGCAACGTAGCCTTCCAGTAAAGGTGTTGATTTTTATCTCCAGACCTGTTGACAGAAACGCCACGGAATTGAGAGTTACGGTAATGGTTTGGGTCTAATTTAGAATTAATTCCGTTAAGGGAATGCGTCACAGGACGCAAGTTTTCATATCGGTTATCGTGATGATTACGGTTGATATGGTCGAGCATTTTCGGCACCTCCCCATATAAGTAGGTAGCCTTGTCCTTCCACAACCACACTAACCGATGAACAAGGAACGTCCAGCCTCCCACACCTACGGTATGATTATCGTTTCTTCGTCATAAACTCCCTGCTGGATCTCCACGTTTTGTGCGAGTGGTATCTTGCCTGTAAATCAGAGGGCGTGCTTTATCAATAGGCACATAATCATATTTCTCATGCACCTCTTGTTTGCTGAGTCCATCCCTTCCCCTGTTATTAATAGGATTTAAACCCCCAGAGCTTGCAAGGCACTATCAATTTCTTTTCCCCACCAAGTTCCAATATCCATCCTTTTTCCCATGCTGTTTCACGGTCAATAGCATAACGTCCAAGATGCGTATCGAAACACGCTCCTTGCCAACCTGTACCCTTTAAATCATCGAGGTTGATAGACCAGCTACCGTTACCCATACGCAACTTATTCTTCTCATCCTCTTTCTTGTAATAGATGCCCTTGACGATTTTTCCAAACTTAGGCTGTGCCATTTTGTTACACCTGTATCTGCTTGTCTCGCCGTTTAACATACCAAGGAAGCCCGTTGACGGATCTATCCCTTCTAATGCCCCCCATCTTAAGAAACGATTGCGTTAAGGGGTTCCATGAAAACCCTCCCGAAATTTCGATACAATCCAGCCCTTCTTTTCGCCATCCCTTTTCTATTAAATCCCATTTAAGCCTATGGGTAAAAGGTTCCAGAGATTCAAACATAACCGACATTAATTGCTTGTCCTCATCTGTCAGCGTTTTTCTAAGTGTAGCTGTTTGAAAAACCAAGCCATTACTTTCTATCTCATGCAAAAAACACGGCTCGCCACTAAGCAAATGTTTTATCATCTGATTGTGGGTCGGAGTGTTGACATCTTCTATAATCCATTTGTTATTTTTCTTGATGGCTGGAATCACTTTGCTACGGATCTTCCGTCTTACCATCTCCATCGTCATTAGATGCCTATCAGCATACTGTCGAACTGTCAATATTTTCTTTCTAGATGCTGACATTTATTCCCTAAAAAAATCCAATTGCGGATTAAGTTCCTTTGCCAACCATTCAACCGCCAGATTGAATGCGCCCCGATGGAAATCAGCCATCACAGAATGCAATACCGTATCCTGATCGGTCTTGGCGATCTCGGACTCATAGGCTTCGTGGTCACTGTTGTAATCTGTTATAATTTCATAGTCCTTGTACCGAAAACAGATTACTTCCCGTTCTCCCCTAGATTGGATAAAATAGTTGCCGCCCTCTCGGACAGCCATCTCCAAATCCTGATTAGGGTTCAACTGACAATCCCTTCAAGTTTCAACAGCCGCTTGACTGTTTCCTCGCCCAGTTTTTGTGCGATAGCACCTTTCATCACCCGTTCCAAAGCTGAATAGCCGTTTCCTTCTCTGGCTTTCAGCAATACACGATATTTACGGATATACATCTGTAATTCCTGTTCTTCTGAATCAACAGGATCATCATCGTAATCCTGTCCCAATATAGTTTCGATATCCACGGTTTCTGCCTCCTGTTCTTGTGGTTCAAATTCTTCTCCCTGCACCCAAAGTTTCAATGCCTGATGCAGGTACGACATAGCATATTTGTTAGAGCGTCCATTGGCGAAATACATGGGAGTGTCAGGACGATAGCAACGGCTTGCCCTGTTAGCCAAATCCCATGCCAAGGGCAGAATTGTCAATGCTTCCTCATAAGTGATATCCAAATCTTTGGAGCGTCTATGGGCATACATATCCAGCCATTTACGGAAATCAGGTTTCTCAGCTTCGCCTACGGGATTTCTACCCGTTTCATTCATCCTGATCTTGCTTACCTTATCTAATGTTTCTTCCACAATTGAGGGTACGGTTTGAATTGGCTCGTTTCGAGTATATTCAACTGGTTTTTCAGCTTTAATTTTGTCTTCTTCTTCATTCGTTCCCTCTATAGAAGAAGAAGATTGTTTTTTTAATATTGTTTTTTTAGCTGAAATTTCAGAACTGGCTGAAACCCTGTCAGTGCTTGGGTTTGAAGGCTGTTCGTCAGCTTCAGTTTTTTCCGAGTACTCGGAACTTTCTTTCCGAGCCGAAGGAACTTTTTCTTCCGAGCAAGCGGATGACTCAGTACCCTCAAAATCAATTTCCAGAATATTATCCTTAACCTCATGCACCACGATTTCCTTCGGCTGTTCTGGGTGCAAAGTCAGGTAGCCGATAAAGGCGTACACCCAAATACCGCATCTCGCATTTTCGTGTTTTCCCTTGGCTCGAACAACGCTCCACAATCCCGCCTTCTTGCAATCCCTTCGGCAATCTCCCACAATGCCGACTGAACACCCTATTTCTTCGGCAACCCAGACATCCGAAACGGCAAGTGTCTCGCCGTAACCGATTTGCGGCTTCAATTTATGGGTCTCTTTCTTGAACTGCAAATTCTGTGTATTCATTAACAGTTCGATAATGCTTCGGTAATATCCTAGCTTGGGAACGTTGAACTGATCGCACAACTGTTTCTTGGCTTTTGTCAGGTCGAATTCCGTGTAGGGATACGAGACTTTTTTGGAAGGTTTTGCTTGACTGCGACTGAGTTCTATGTTAATCTGTTGGACAGACATTAAAATTTCTCCTTGTTATCTGATTTGACCTGAGTTTGGGTGCTTGGGTTGGGGAGTTGGATAGCAGAGATCGTCAACCGATTCTCTCCGAATTGTTGACATAAAAAATGGCATCTGAGTTCTAGCAGTCCTCGGATGCCTTTTTTGTGTCTGTGAAATGTCTTTTGAAATAGCACGAAAAAGGAACCCCACCTTCCCTTTTCGGCAACTTCCGTGAAAAAGTATTATTTTATTGCCATGCTCTGTCCCTTTGTGATAGAATAAGGTGTTCAACAGAGAACCCCCGTTTCTTTTAGGGAATTTACTGTTGACAAAAAATGGAGCTTCAAGCGTGGCAACTTGGTGTTCCTCTATACGATATTGTGGGTGGGGGATCCGTATCCTTCACCCACTCCTATTTCTATTATATTATATAAGAATCAAAAATGTAACCTTTTTTTCCTACCTGTTACAATAAATCTAACTGAAGTGATTCTCCTTCTTCCCCTTGGTCTGTTTCAAGATGGACTGCTCCATTGGTCAACTCCACTTTCAGCTTGACTTCAAAAGACGGGTTCTCTGTCGACTCGTTTTTTGTCATGCTTGGCGGCTGTGAAACATAAGGACATATAGGAGAGGGACTCGCACATATTCTCAGCGGTAGGAGCAACCCTTCCATCGTCTCTGAAAAAATGGGATGGCTCAATAGAGCTTGATGTTCCCGGATGGTAAGGTCAAGCTGGTTCAGTCCTCCCTTGATAAATCTTTCCAACCGTTTGCGACTGATACCGAGTTCAACTGCCAGAGGTTTAATCCTCCTATACGTCATCTCCCTGATTCTTGCTAACTCCGTTGGCATACTCTCCTACCTTCAATATTTCACACGTTTTCTGTTCTGGTAACAGTTTCCAACCTTTCGGGGAAACTTCGCATTGAATTATATTTGCATCGATCATCTTGTTCAATCGATACCGATTGATATTATACTTGGAGGAAAACTGGTTAAGTGTTAGATGCTCTGCCAGAATACCTACATTGGTATAAGCGTTGGCTCGGCGGGTTTCCACCATCAAAGGGTTCTGATTCTCCATGAATGTTTCGAGGTCTGATTTCTTAATGCGTTTAGCTCCGAAACGTTTCATCACGATCTTATCCCAACACAACTTACCCTTCTTAATGTAATCGTGAATGACTTGACTGCTACATCCATAATGCTTTGCCGCTTCATATGCGGACAGATATTCTTTTGACATGAACATAATATAATCCTTTGCTTTTATTTTGTCAAGCTATTCTAAACCCTCTCCTTCCTCTTTGTAGGTTTCTGTCCATGCTACCCAAACGTCTTTGGCTTCTTGAGAGGATAACCCCAGATGCTGTTCCATGACTTTGGGCGCACCGAACATATTGATTTGCCCTGATTCCCTCAAGTTGTCAAGGAATCTAAAAAGTGCCTCTATCGTAAAATCTTTGGTTCCGTATTTCATTGATTCTCTCCTTTTAATTGGGTGGGAGCGTTGCCACCCCCACCATTAGATTTACCCTGTAGCTTCTTCACCTTTGGCTTCCAGCACCTTGATGCTGTCTTCCAAGATGTTGAAGAATTTCTGAAGTTCGTCAACATCCAGCTCGTCTCTTTTCCTGTCACCGAATTCATCAATCCACAATTTACCAATGGCAGAACTCTCCATCCCAAGTTCCAAGAGCCGATCTTTGAATATCCCAATACCACTCAATAAATCGAAGCTCACGGCAGTATCTCTACCCGCCCCATCCCGTTGCTGTTGGACTTCATCAGTTTTCGCTTTGGCTTTTTCAGCTTCAGCTTTGGCTTTGGCTCTGGCTTTTTCAGCTTTGGCTTTCTTCATGGCGTGGTTTTTCTCAATCTGTTTACCATCTTCATCGATGGATTCCATTTCCTCAGCCGTAGCCATTTCCCCCCCGTAACCCAATACAGACAAGGCTCGACCGAAAGCGATACTTTCACATTTCTCTATCAGCTTGGCATCTTCCTTGGTATGGGTTTTCCAGTTTCGGGCGTTACCCTCAATGCTGAAGTCAATGTCTCCGAATTGGACTGACAGAGTGCATAGCATATGAAGGAATTCGTCATTTTCTTCCACGATGGTCGTCTCACGCTTTAGTGAAGTCAGTTCCTTCTCTTTAATAAGGTCTTTGAAACCGATATCAAGAAGAAACTCATCCCGCCGTTTCCAAACTTTGGTGTAAGGATTCCCTTTGATCTTTACAGATCCCTCTGTTTCTTGGTTATTTTGTGCCATTTTATTTTTCTCTCTATACGATATTAGAGCAGTACCATGATAGCAACTGCTGTGACGATTAAAATTCTGGGAAGGTTTCTGCGAACCAACCCACGATGAACCTTCATCAGCATTTGGCGGTTGCGGCTGGTGAATGGGTAATTCCTTGACGCTATAATGCGAGTCATGTTAGACTCCTTTTTGTTCGTTAAGGTTATTTTATGATTAGGGTGGGAGTTCCAGCTCCCACCTTTGCTATTATTATAACATTTTAGCCTACGTTTTGCCAAGCTAAACATTACGGAAATAATGCCCACCCGATTCGCTGTAATCCATCATTATGTCACGGGCTGTGGCAGTCCAATCTATGTGGATATAGAAAGGTAAATCGTGAGGGATGTCACCTGTTCCGTCCAGCATTTCTTGGACGAACTCCTCATCGCTCCTGTGTTCTCCCTCATATTGGAAATCGTCATGGATGTTCCATGCCAGCCCCAAATCCAGTGCGGCGACAAGTGCATCTTCTTCCATCCAGCCGAGAAGTTCAACGAGGTGATCACGCCCCATCATGGTTATCAGTTCTTTCACTTGGCTGTATTTCATCGTTGATTCTCCCCTTCTGGTAGCTAAGGTTCTGGCTGACCCTTCTACTGTTCCGTAAAATTGTGACATTATTCTCTCCATACGATATTGATATTATGTTGATTCCTTAACGGACTTGCCACCGTCATTCGGTCGCATTACCCCACCCATTTGGGTGGGTGACTCTGCGTTATTGGTTCTGCTTTGGAAGGGTGGTGGATACTTTTTTGCTTAGTTCTCGCCGTAGCCGCATCATTTCATTGAACCGCAATTTCGATAAACTGTCCAAGCGATTGTTCTCATCTGTTAAGTCCAGAACCATTTGTTGTGCTTCCTTGCCTATTTCTTCGAGGGCTTTCTTATCCCTTTCAAGTTCTACGATTCGATCCGCGTGGGCGAGAAACGCTTCTATCATCAAAGCCTTACGAGTGCGGTCATGTATTTCTGCGGTTGCCTTATCCATTTTGATTCTCCAATTCCTTTCAGACTTCATGTTATCCCCCTTCATGTGATTACGCATGGCTACATCAGCCACGCTCGGAGTTGTATACAATTCTGACATTTTGATTCTCTCCTTATATTTCACTTGGGTGATTTTCATCCATGAATTGCTTTCTTTCCTTGGCAGAGTCGAAAGCATCGTGATAAACATCACAGTCAGGATATTCAGTATATTCCTTATAGTCGTCAGGGCTACCCTTGAAACAGTGGTAATCCACTTTGACATCATGGATTCCATGCAACCCGTTGATATCTGAAACTGTTGTTCGAAGCATATACTTGGGTGAAGATTTCATTTTGATTCTCTCCTTTTTTGTTATATGTGTATAGTATATCCTTTAGCCTTACAATTGTCAAGCTAATAGTACGGGGAAACAACAAAAAAAGGCTTTTTATTTTGTCAACCGTATCCCTAGATAAATAAAACCCCCAGATTAGGGGGTTTGTGTCAACCAATCATAACCGAAGCGGTGACTAGATATAGGGCAGATATGGATCACTGAATTGCTCCTTAATCTTCTGTGCCAGTTCCACAGCCGCTTCGTTCCTCATGTCGGTTTTCTGTTCTGCCAGCTTATCAACGAACAGCATGAACAACCGCATCATCGATTGCTGATGGGTGCGGTGTTGCTGACAGAGTTCAGCCGCTAAGTCTTCCTGTACGTCTTTGAAATGGTTGGTGAAGCTACAAAGGCTTCGAGCCAGATTATCAACTTCACAACGGTTCTTGATGCGTTGGTCAAGTTGGTATCGATCCAGTTTGCTTGCTTGTGGCTTATTCATTGATTCTCTCCTTCGTAGATAAAAGTGTATTGCTCATTCGGATCATTTGAAACAATGACAATCTTCTCCCAATAATCACCGCATACACGGTTTTGCATTATCGCCAATCTGAAGCCAGTTAGCGAGGGGTGTTCACCTTTAGTGAAAGAACCAATTGACCGCATGGCACAGATGCAGTCGTATTTGGTTTGAGTGTTGAGTGGGGTTCCGTGGTAATCAAACATGATTATTCTCTCCTTCTTCAAACTCTTTTTCTAATTCTTGACCGTATCCTTCCAAGTCTCTTGCATGATAACCTAGGGTGTAGCACTTTTCGCCCATCCATGTGATGAACTGTGTCTTACTGCAAAAAAGCATGGGGCGTTTGGATACGAAGTCATTACTAGCAGATTCTCTATGCTTTAAAGCAATTCTATGCTTTAAAGCAATAGTTTCGGATAGCCTACTTATACACTCACCCATGTCTTCCAAGATCAAGTTCAACTGATTAACTTGCCCTATAAGGGTTACGAGGTCATTGTTTTTCTTGCTCATCGATTCTCTCCTTTATAGATTAGGCTGACCCAGCAAGGTTGCCGAGCCAGCAAGGTTGTTAGCTTAACAGGCTCTTGATACCGAAGTGATCCTGTACGATTTCATCCAGCCTGAGTGTGGCTGGAGCGTTACGAAACACGTTGATGCGCTTCTGTTTCATCACTGAAGTGAAAGCATTGGTCAGCCTCCAGAGATTGCGTGGCTCATCGCCGAAATTATCCTTCGGTTCTTCCCATTCGTCATACACGGACATAATCTGATTGTTAGCTATGATGCCTCTCTTAGCGCACTGGATGATGAATTTCGAGATGTCACGGTTCACCTTGAAATCTTTATACAGATCGGTGCGTTGCTTCAATTTGGCTTCAAAGGCTGGCAACTGACTGAATACCTCTGCCATCCCTGTCAGGGTTTCATCATAAGCATTTTTCGTATGCTTACGGGAGAACTTGTAGTCACCGCTAAACGAAAGGTTGTCACAGACAAACACGGCTTTGCCACAAACCAACCCTGCGGCAAAAACCTTATCATGCGAATTCCGTAACCCTGCAACGGGATTATAATCGTTGACCTCATCAATAGTAGATTCCAACTCGTACAATCCGAAATACCTCATGTCCTCATGGCTCAGTGCATGAGCTTCGGTTTTGACCATGTACCCTGCCTTCTCTATCAGTTTCTCTGCTTCCGAAATCAGGACGCTGTGGTCAATAGGAAAATGGGTACGGCTTGGTTCGGGTGCTTGGGTTGCCAGCACTTCGTTCTTCTCTGCTCTGTAAGCGCCACAATGAAGCATTAAGTTTGCCATTTAATTCTCTCCTGTTATTTTGTTATCGTTATTATCGGACTTGCCACCGACCATCGGTGCATTACGCCCACCCCCGAAAGGATGGGTGGCTCTGCGCTTAGTTATCTCCTTCTTGGCGTTCCATGTAACGGTCAAGCATCTCGTATGCCATTGCCCGTAATGTGCCTTCAATGAAGCGAGAGAAAATACGCTTATCATCATTATCTCCAAGATTGTAATCGAAGATTTCGTTGTCTCCCATATCCAAGCTGTTCATGGTATTTATCGTCATGTCATCAACAATGGAATCCCTCTGCCATAAAGAGGAAGGTTCACTAAGAGGTTCTTCATGTCCATAGGAATCTGCCCGTTCCTCTAGGGAGCATTTCATCTCGGCATTCATGGTTTCGAGTGCTTCAGCCTTGATAGTTTTGTGGATTTTGGCGTATAGAGTCATCTTATTTATCCCCCCTAAAGTCTTGGCTGATGACTTCAGCGTCATTGATATCTATTCCCAAGTCCTTGTGAGCAACTATCTTGCTAGCCACAAAGAAATCTCCAAAATGATGAGCCGCATAACCACAGATATAATGGCTTCGCCTTTCTTTCCAAAACTCAACATTATCAGGATGGTCAGCATCGGGGAAGCCTTCTTTCTGATCTGCCATGCGCCATTCAACGGCTTCTTGCATATCTTTTGGCAAGGCGTTAAAAACCTTGTCATCATCAACTTTAATTTTTAGGGTGACTTTCAATTCCATCTTAGTTTTTCTCCTTTAGTGTTGGGTATGTTGCGTCAATTTTGTCTTTGGCTGATTCGAGCATTAAAAACTGTTTATTGATCAAAGATTTGTGCTGACTGACTGCGGTGGCTGATGCAAAGTTAAGCTCCTTTTTGTCAGCAATATCCACCAACCTCTTTGCGAATTTGAATTGTTGGGTCTGTATCGCTTCCCGTAGGAGTTCCACTTCGTCTTTGCTGAATGTTACCGTGCTGTCTTCGTGTCCTTTGTAAAATGCCATCTTAGTTTTCTCCTTTAGTGTGAAATTGCATCATCTAATCTGACATTGGTTATCTCAAATCGAGCATCATCAAAAGTAACTCTGCCACCAGTGAAGCGGGACAAATCGTACTCTAATAAACCGCAGGTCATCATCTTCTTCTCCATTCGTTCCTTTGCCTCAAATTCCCCTTCCCGTGCAATCCAAGTTGCCCTCATTTCGGAAAGGGTTTCTGCTAATTGCCTGCCAACCTTTTCATCTTGATTTGCGGATCCTTCAGCAAATTTAAGGAACATCTTGTTTTCCTTCTCAGCAATCCGTTCCTTGGCTTCGGGTGGAAGTGTTTTCAACATTTCATCGGGGGTCATTTCAATTTCTAGGGTGACTGTTAATTTCATCTTAGTTTTCTCCTAGTGCTTCTCGGATTCGCTCAATATATTGTTGGTATTCAGTGGTTCGGGTGGAAGCCTTCTTTTGGGTGGTGAAGGCTTTAATGATTTGGGTGATTAACTTCTTCATTTGATTCTCTCCTTTTTTGTTTATGCCTGTATTGTATCCTTTAGCCTTACAAATGTCAAGCTAATAACGCAATTAAAGTAACTTTTTTTTGTAACGGCTGGTTGCCAACATCGTTGCCATTAGTGATGGTACGATTTTTGTAGTGGACTCATTAATGTCTTTTTTTTTATCAATAAGTCCATTAAGGGGAGAATCAATGATATCTATACAGGAACTAGCACGACGGCAAGGCGTATCCACCCAAACGCTGTATGCCAAAATAAAACGGGGAACACTGGAAGCTGAACAGGTGGACGGCAAGTGGATGGTCAAGGAAGATGAAGTTGCCAATCAAGTTGCCAATACATTGGTAACGCAATTACAATCCGAGAACGAGTATCTACGGACAGAGCTTACAGAGATGCGCACAATGCTAAAGGAATCGGAAAACAGGAAGGATATCCTACTGGCTCAGATGCACGAAAAGCTGGAGTTGATTACCGATCAGACGCAACGGACAGGATGGTGGGATACGATCAAGCTGAGATTCAGACAATAGAATAGAAAAGCCAATTTGAACAAGGCTATAAACCTCACTCAAATTGGCATTTATTAATCGTAGTTTAGACCAGTTTAGCCTGCGGGCAGAAGCTGATCAAACCTAACAGCGGGTTTTTTGTGGGCAGTTTTCACTGTACATTTTCACCGCTTTTTTTGACCGTTTTTTCTAACATCCCACCTGTATAGGGAAGGATCATACAAATTAGAGGACTACCATTACGGCGAGGTCAAAACGCTAGGTAGCCACAGAGATATAACACTTAGATCCTATCACGAAAGGCGAATTGTGTCAACCATTTACTCTAAATAATGTTCCAATCCAGCTTCAGCTTCAACCATGAACACCTTCACAATTGCCCAACCTATGAAACCAACACATCCAGCCGATGCAAAATATTCAAACGGTAGTGCTTCGTTGACGATTTCCATCACGGCTGATCCAGCCGCCGTTGTAGTGACTGCGAGGGTTCCCGTGATGGCACTTTTGCGGTCCTTGTCGTGCGCTTCCTTTTCCAGTGGGTGCAGTTCGTTAAGATCGTCTTTAAGTCCAAGCATCTCATTTTTTTATGGTTTCACTCAGGTTAGCGGTGATCCTATCGATTAGGGTTGATACTAGCTTTTCCTGTAACTCCTTTACGAACTTATCTAGGTCAAGGGTGTCCATGATTTTATCAGCCACATCACTGACAATTTCATCGGTGTTGATGCTTTTCAATATTCTATCTGTCCAACTCAAAAAGTCACCTCAATATATTCAAAAAAAAAGTCAGTAGCACGGAACCAATCGCCGCCGATATAGCTACAATGAATTGCCATGACTTGGCAGATTGGCTCTGCATTTGTTTCAGTTCAGATTCAAGGGAGGACAGCCGTTTCTCTAATGGCGGTTGACCGTTACCTACCACAACTTTTTTGATGGTGGCAACCTCTGTCTGGAGAACAGCTATCTCCCGCTTGACCTCGGTTTGGAGAACAGCTATCTCCCCTTTGATTTCATCAAGTATCTCGAACAATCTGTCTCTATCTTCATCTATGTGGTTGCGGTTCATTTTTTTTGCCATTGTATGGAATCTCGTTATCAATCTTGTGCGCTTTCAAGTAAATCACTTTCCCTCTCATCGTTGGCGTACCAGTGATCTATGAGTTTACTCAAACTGACTGACAGCACCCCCACCAAAACGAGCAAGATTTCCTTCCATCCATTCGTGATATCCAATTGGAACGCTTGGAACACCATCATCAGGGCGATTATGACGAACAGGATAGATACCAGAAATATGCTCAGATAAAACTTTCTGCCTTCCCTCTGCTGGATAAGTTTCACTAGCTCCAAATTGATTTCGTGCCGTCTGCCGTTGGGTTGTTGGGAATTGGAAAGCTCTTGGTCAAAATCTATTTCTGATTCCATTATTTTGTTTTTAAACTAGGATATCTTTTCGTTACTTGACCCCTGAGATATTTATACTCAGAAGCGGTCAGACGTCCCTTGCCCATCGACAGAGCGAGCTTGGCTTGTTTGAGACTTTGGATTGGATACTTGCGTGATTTACGAAACGCAAAATCCTTGTCAGGTAATTTACGCCTTCGCTTCGATGATAAAGCCATTTTCCCATGCCTTGGAAGCTGAATCCGCTCCCAGTTCTACGATATGTTCAGTGGATTTGGTGTAAGTGATTCGGAATGTTTTCAGCCTTTCTCCATGCTTCATTTCCCTTGTACCATCCTGATGAAGAACACTCCCCCAACCACACAGACCACTAATACAACTAAAATTGTAAGGGCTTCCATTATCGGTATCTCCTTCCCCCGAAGTACTCCACGGCGTGACCTTCTTCCACTAACTGTTCGTTTACCGATTTACTGAAATCTTCCTGTAGGAAAAGTGATCCCAAACATCTGCCAAACTTACCTATTTCGTGGGATTCCAAATAGAAGGTTTCCACTGATTCCATTATTTCCGTCAGCCGTTCCTTTGCCGCATACCCCTTTTTCTTTTGCTCCAAGTTTCGGGTACGGGTTTCTGGCGTATTGATTCCCCATAATCGTACCCTTTGAGTCGTGAACACTTTAAACCCTAAATCCACATCACAAATCAGGGTATCGCCGTCCACGATTCTGCGTAGAATGGCTTTGTATCGGAATGCAATCATCCGAACCACCGTGACAGGAATCCACCTCCGTTGGTTTCGGGAATAATGTGCGCCATCTTCTCAGCCCGTTTCCTCAACACCTTGAAATCACTTTCTGTTAATAATAGGTTGATATCTTCCCCTGACCAACCCTTTTCCCTAATCAGGATATATTCTTGCGATTCACCGTAACTGAATTCAACATTTTCGATGGTTTCCATACTGGATCGTTCTCCATTTTATTTGTAAATATTATTGATAAACCAGCGTAACATTATCATTACGCCGAATGCCATTGCTACCAAGATGATTTCGTCTAACATTTCAACTCACTCAGCTTCATTCTCAACCCACATAATTGAAGACTCCCGCTCCGCTACCCCTGATAGTAGCAGTCAACCAAATATTACAATCCACTTCGCCCGGAGGGTTGCGGTACTGGATGTAGCATCCCGTTAATGTGTTCAAATTGGTCGGCACTACTGCACCATTATCATACGTTTGGATTCGGTATTCGATAGCCGTTGGCGATGGAATGTTTGATGTGGCTCCGTATTCGTTGATACCATTCAAAACTATTGTGCATGAATCTTTAAAAACGATAAAGTCAGTATTGACCGTGAATCGGTTGGTGTTATCAAATGTTTCGTTCCCTACGCCTACAGCCGATAAATCCTCCACCTTTTCATCCGTTGCCAACAGCTTCTGATCCAATGGTCTGTGTGCAGTACAATGAGCCTTTGTGATAGGGTGCAACTCAGCCGTCATCTTGCCGTCACGGTTAGATTGTTCCGATTGGCAAAACCAGTTAGGATATTGAGTTCTACCGCATTGCCGTTTATTGAAATCCCAGAAACTACAGGTTGCCTGTTGCGTTCTGGCTAAGGCTGTTTCGGGTTGCACCCCGCTCCCGACTTTCTGTTTCTTCATAATGGCATTGATATCATCATAGAAATTAACGGGAGTGCCATGTGTTATTTCTACCTGTAGATTATCTGGCTGGAACGGGTTCCATGTTTTGCTGTTGATCCTCATACCGAAATCTATTGACATCCACCCTGCACCCGCACCCAAACTGCTATCTATTTTTTGGGTTATCAGTAGCGTTTCCGTATTGGTGACGATAGGCAGAACATCGGTTCCCGAAAGATCCAACGGAACCACATTAGCCATGTACCCGTGAAACTGCCCTGTCAGCCAATTGGAAGTATAAGTTGAATTGACCGCTATCACAGAATAAGTTGAACTGGCATCGGTGGTGATAGAATCATAAAGCAATTGCTGTGCATAACCAACATAAGGGGGTCTAATTTGCCCTGTGCCTGATAATCCCCTATTCCCTGTCGTGTCACTGAATTGGAACATATCACCTACCTTGACTTCATCCTGAGAAAATTGGAGATAATCAAATTCGTACAGATCACCGATCCTAAACGTGAATCTTGCCTTGGGAAAAGAGTTCAATCCTAACGTGCGTTTAGCCTCTTCGCCAAGCATCAACGCTGAATGCTGATCGAACTGGGCATAGGTCTTGGCAATCGCTCCCCACGATGTCACCGAGGTCGAATCATACAGGCTCAAGGCTTCCACACGGGAATATTCACTTGGTGAACTGGCTGTCGTACCGTACCCGCTTGGCGTGGCAGTCAACGGTTTATAAGGGCAAATCAGATATCCCGCATAAGGTGCGCCCGTCTGGTAGTCAATGGAGGTAATAGTTGTCTCTAGGGTTCTGCCTAAAGGAATGCCCAACGATGACAAAATGGTTTCATAAACTGCTATTGAATGTACCTTATTATCCAAGAATTTCTTGGCTTCTGAAACATTGTTCACTACTGGCATACTGATGGTGGTCAATGCGGTAGAAACGGTGGGTACTTTGTATTCTGAAACATAACTACGGAAATCGTATGATTTGCCTACCCTTAACGGTTCTTCGGCATCAAGGCTGACCACATACGAATTATTAGCTGGAGGTATAGGTAACGGTGAAACGGATATCTGTTCATTGGTGGCTAATGCTCCATAGGTATGTGCGGCTTTGAATTCAATTATGCTGGTAGTATCTGGCTGAGTATCCCAATCAGGTGCAACGTGGAAATAAGTAACAAGATTGGATGTAATCGTCCTTCGTTGCCCTACACCCAAACCCTCGATAATAGTTATCTGCCCGTCTGTATATTCATTTTGCACTAAAGTGTGGTCAGCCTGAGTCACTGTGGAAGCTGTCGCAGTTGTGACCGTTGCTTTCTTGATTCCGAATGCCAGCAAATCGGTTATGTGGATATGCCGTGCCGTCCAGAACGTGCCGCTCACACTGGGCGTAATATCAAATTTCCTGTCCACTGTGATGGTATTGGTGCTATTAGAAACCACTTGCCGCATCTGTCCCGTACCGCTTCCAGAAGTGACAAGAATATTTGTTCCCACCAATTCTCCCGATACCCATCCAGCCGTAGCAAGATCACCTGTAATGGTACTATCGGTAGCTCCTGTGGTAGTGATTTGCTGTGCGCCATCCCAGACAGCCAGAATGTCACCGTAACGGAACTTTTTAGCATCCCCTGATGCCAAGGTCAGAACATCCTTCGTCGGTTCCAAAGATGCCGTGACTGACCCTGCTGTGCCATATATGCCAGAGTAATTATCTTCCCATGCACTGGATGCCCCTACGGGATAAACCACGTTGAACATACTCGAAATATCTGTTTCCTTGGAGACTGAATTGAGGTTCTTACCGTAATCGACTTGAAGGTTACTAAATTGCCCGTTCATATATAGCAAATCTACCGTGCCGTCCAAGTTGAACTTCAAATCCCCTTCCCATGCCTGTCGGATTTTACGCAAGGCATCAAGACAGGTATCACGGTTGAAAGTCATTTCCCGTTCCGAAGTGAAATCTATGATTCCCACTCCGAAGCTGGTGGTATCTGTTTTAGATAACCAAGGGGCATCGGCTGGCATGGTGGTGGACAGTTTATCGAAATTGCTGATAACATCATTTACTACCGTACTGGCTGAGACTGTAACCGCTTGAACGCTTCCACCGTACTGATCCTGACTGTAACTCAGGTCGCTTCTGGCTCCTTTCAGAAACGGACGGTCAAGCATATCGTAAGAATGGTGTTCGCATTCGATATTGACAAACATCACCCCCGAATCATCCCGTGTCTGCCTAATACGGTTGACCCTAAAGAAATCGAACTTGTTACGGGTAGCTACCACCCCTGTATATTGGTCAGCGATATAACGGGTAGGATCACGGCTGACATACAGTTTGCGGTTAGCGGAATCAATGCTTTCTATTTTGGTTATATATGGATTAGTAGGAGAAACGGTAGCCAGATGGATATAGTCGTTTACGGCTAAATCACTGACATCGGTAGGTGCGGAAAAATCAATGTAATTGGAGCCGAAACTATTGAAATCAGTTGACCTCCATTCCGTTACCCTGTTATCCACCAACCGCACAATCTGACGGGGTTGCAAGGATCTTTGATAGTAAGGAAGATCCTCGTCTTGGTATTTATAGATGGCTATTGGATCGTCCTGAGCCAACCGAAAAGTCAAAGTATGCTGACCGTTCAGCTTCTCGGTTATCTGGACGCTCCCCTGATCCACAGCATCCAGAAATGCCAACCGTTCACGGTGTTCCCTATCCCATAATTCTAAGCGATAATTATTCATTTATTGCCACGACTTTTTAAAGTGAATATCTACCCCGTTACTGATGGTAGCAGGGAAGTACAACATGGATTTCCGTTCCGAAAGGATCGGCATCTTCGACCCGTAAATAGTGGCGTTATTGATGGCTGATGTACGGGTTCCCGCTGAAGCATCGTACAGTTCTGCCCTCGTCACAATCTTGGTATTAGCACAATCCAGTGTAAGAATATCGCCCGTATCCAATGTGCCGTAATAGCTCAAGTACAAATTCTGGTTTTTACTGGCAAGGCGTTTGGCGTACTGTTCAGCGAACCACTCGGCTGGCATCGACTTAGTAAGGATTTCCAGATCATCGATTACCATGTTGGATGCCACAGAATAAGCACTATTATCACCAATATAAAGTGTTGCCGGATTGGTTGCTAAAGATGTCGTGTTTGCGTTCCTTGTAGACCCCGAATCCGAACCATTGACGAATATCTGGACACCAGAGGATGGGTCAGTATACCAACCCACCTCAATCTCATCGTTAACACTGAAATTCTGAGCCACTGAAGTCGCTGTGTAATACGATCCTCCAGCACCTTTTGTCAAAGAGAACTTATCCACACTCGCATCATAGTTCAAACCGTAAACAGTTCCAGCCGCCGCATCAGCGTAAAAAGCAAATATTTGTTGATTTTCCCCTGTCGTATAAGGAAACTGAGGACGGAACACGACACGACCAGCACTCTGGTCCTTGTTGCCGACTGCCGCATAAACCATGTTTTCATTGCCGCCCGTGTGATATCCCATTCCCAATCTGGTCGGCTCGTAACGGTAATTGGTGGACATGGCTGTTAACGTTGGACTGAGGTCTGGACGGTGGACGATTGAGATATCGTCGATATAAGTGTTTTGAGGATTGACGCTTCCTGTATTCATCCATAAATTCCCCGATGACCATGTGTTCGTTTTTGCCGTGAAACTATACCTCGCCCAACTTGTTGTCAGTGTAAATGTTTCAGAATAATAAGTCGCATCTCCTAGCGGCAAGTTGATTTTGATGCCGCCAGTGGTGCTGACTTTTGCCCAAAAAGAAAACTCGTAATATTGGTCAGACTCAAGAGTAAGAGCTTGATAAAACCCATGACCATATGATGTGTGTGTGGACACAAACAGCAAACTATAAGTGCCACTATGCTCGTCAGTGTTTGAAGTTGCTGTACCCCCTGATGCCGTCCATCCTGTCGGTGGATCTGCGCCACCTTCCATGCCGCCATTGGGTACGAGGTTGGGTAGGATCTTCATGTCGTCAATCGCCAAACTGCGATAACTGCCGCCAGCGTAAAAATTCATTTGAGTGGTGGTATATGGTGTCTCCAGACAAGATTCAATAAACGCCCATCCTGCCGAATAATTAACATGACCAAACAAGTCAACGCCGTTAGTCTGAGGATTGTAATTGCCATCATTAAAATTAATTGCCACAGAATTCGACGACCCAGAAGTCACCCAAGCACGAAATACATAATCTTCCCCTGAGGCTGAAGTGAACTGAGACGCTAACCCTTGGAGATAAGTAGCACCCGAAAAATAGACCCCTTGAGCATCTTTTAAAACAAAATTTGCGTCCGTTTCCTTAACTGGTACGAGTGATGTTACATATTCAAGAGGCGTCCACCCACCAATTCCACCGTTTTCGCAGTTGCCATCAGCGATCAGATTCTTGCTGATGTATGCTTGTTGGGTGCGTGTGACAGATCCATTATTGGTCAGAGTGTTTGATTGCGCTCCACTGTCAGTCGGTGCGGATAAGCTGGACTCGTTAAGTTTCCACCATGAATCTGGTGTGGATACTGATCCTGAGGAGTTCAGAGGGTTGGTAGCTAATGCTAAATGGTTTGCCGCCGTTAATGCTGTTCCTGCCCATATAGACACATCTCGAATATCACCAGTGAAAGGTTGAGCACCATTAAAAGTCGACCCTATCGCTAGAGCGCCGGCACCACTGTCGGCTGTACCTGTTTTTGTGGTGTCTGGAGTTCCTTCCGCAACCCCATCGACATAAAGAGTCAGATTAGGTGCGGAATCGTCCACAGAGAACCCCACACAATGCCATTTCCCATCAGCGATGGCTGATGTTCCAGTTGTCGACAAATAAGCTGTGCCGACACTGTTCATCAGAAGGATTCCCCAAACATTACCGGCGTGAGCATACATTTCAATACCATAAGCATAAAGAGATCCTCCCTTCCCGAAAAAATTAGGATATGAAGCCAATGATGTACCAACAGGAATCCTGATCCACATAGACACGGAATAATCAAGGGCGGTTGTTCCGTCACCCCAATCAATCCCCGTATTACTGGCATCTACAAAATAATTTGATCCGCTAAAAGTCGCATACACCCCAACAGTATCAACATCCCCAATCGCTCCCCCTGCACCATCATCAACCGTCACGGTGGTAGATGTCGGAGTGCCATTAACGAACCCCTGTTGCTTGTATCCTGTTTCGTCATAAAGCACAATCCTGTCATTATCAGCGAAGATCTTATCACCGTTACCGTTGACTGTTACTGCGGTGGTGGTGGTAGCTGAAGCATATGCCGTGTCCACATTACTGGACGCAATCGGATTCACCATATCAGTGCCAACCGTGCCATCGAAATCGGAGTAGTACACAAGGTCTGAGGAACCAATCGAATCGGCTCTGGCTCCCGTGCCGCCGTTTACCAATGCGGTGACTTCTGAATCGGTAAGAGGTCGATCCCAAATGGCGAAATCGTCGAAGTTACCATCGAAATAATATGGTCCTTCACCAGCGGTATACCTAGCCATAGTGAGTTGCGTATTGCAAGCGGTTGGATCGTCTATGTTAGCGGTGGTGGTTTTCGTAATAACCGCCGAACCGCTACTGTTATAAACATTGAAATCCATCGTATTGGCTCCCCCTGCAATAGTTCGCCGCACATCCCATCTGCCCACGAAATAAAACCAATTCCCAACCGAAAGAGTTCCCCCTATCCCACTATCAGAAGCAATGCTTTTACTATTTACCCAGAAAACGAGTTGTCCTGTAGTGGGGTAGTAATAAATAATGATTCTGCCGTCATTGCCTACGGAGCCATTATCCAACAGATATTCAGACGTAGTGGTTGACCAAGGCTGATTTTTCTTGAACCAGAAAGCGATGGTAGCTTGGTTGACATTCAGAATGTCGGCAATACTTAAATCTGGTCGAATAGGAGTGATGGTGGTGGTTGACATTTCACCTAAACGGTAAGAAGCATTTTGATCAAATTCTATCGCCTGATTGAGCTTGCCTGTCTGATGCTTGATACCTGTCGATACAGATGGCGTGATGACGGTATTGGCGATGCCTGTACCTTGGGCGGCATTGAAATTTGATTGGAAGGCTGTAGTGGTTTCTATGATTGCAGGGTTGGTGGAAGATGCTCCCCCACCTTTGATTTCGTATCGTGGATATGATGGAGCCGTCCCCGTTTCTATGGCTTGGAAGTCTCCCCCATTCACAGAAGCTATATTCTGCTTTTTCCAATCCGAGACAGCAAACGGCATCACGGCTTTGAAAGGTAATGTTACGTTGGAGTACCCTGTCCTCATCCACTGGTTAGTGATACGGGTTTCATTCATCGTGCCGCTATAATTGACCAGATAGTAACGGTTATCCCTAACCCAGAACTGCGAGGTGCTGTCGGGCGTGGTAGCGAATAATGGTGCGATGGTTGCCACTCGGCTTGATCCCGTGTAATCAGTAATCTTCCTGACTTGCCCGTCACCCGTGCCACCGATAATTTCCACTTCCATATCGTTATAATAATCGTCGGTAGAACTGGCTGAGGTATCCAGTGTAATGGTGGTAGTGGCTCCCGCTTGCGCTGTGCCTTCATGCACTACCCCTTCATCAGCGAACCATAATGTTTGCGCTTCCACCTCGCCGTACAAGACCTCATTCAGCTTGATCCTGTTACGGCACAACTCCTTCAGCTTATCCAATCCTATACGGAAATCAGGTTGTGTATTGGCATACAAAAGTCCCGTGACTTCGATTCTCCTTACGGAGGGGAATGAACCGTAATTCCTTGCGCCTACTTCGCCCGGAAACTGGAGTTCTCGGTCACGGGTCGGTGCTAACCCTCTACCACTAATCGTTTGTACTTCAAATGATGCCGACCCACCCAAATCACGAAGGTTGTAATCGTTTAAGCGGGTAACGGCAGAAGCGTTATCTTTAAATGCCATTTAATACTCCTTTATCCATTTGCCCTGACGGCGTTTTGCAGACCCATCGCTTGTGCATACTCAGGTGAAACATAACTTGCCCCTCCCACATCCGTTGTCTGCACCATCATTCCCCCTCCTGAGATGGAAGGCAAATAAGTTTCCAACAAATCGGCTGTCCGTAAAGTGTTATCGGCTATTCTTCCATTAATGGCTGAGATGTTAGTGAATACGGCTGACAGGGCATCAGCTTGGGAACGGGTAATGTTGCGGATACTGGTGGTCAACCCTGTAGTCATTTCGGGAACATCCACAGTGGGAAGGAGGGAAGCCGTGTCAGCAATTTCTTCCTCTTTAGGAAAGAAGTCGTCCCAATCGAAACCCCAAACACTGTTCAACATCCGTTCAGCATTAGTTTTGACCCTCACCCCTGCCAATTTGATAGCCTTGGCTTTTTTCGTCAACTCCTGATTTTCTGAATAGCTGATTGCGTTATCTTGAAAGGCATTGGTCAGGGTTTGCACATACTGTTCTACCAAGGGTTCTAACTCATGCCTTTGGATTTGGGCATCAAGCACACCTTGAAAAATGGCTCCCATTAGGTTGCGTTCAATAGCATCTTCAACTTTATCCCAACCAGCACCGTACTGATCCATCCCGTCAGCCAATGTGTCAGTAATAGACCCCACCAAACTGCCCGTGATATCTTCAATCATGGCAACCCTGAGCTTTAGGTCTTTTTCGTAGGTTGCCAATGCACGTTGATGCTTTTTGTTTTCTTCTTCTTCTATCTGGTTATAACTGCTAATGGCGGCATCATATTCCCTTTGCGCCGCTTGCACCTGATCCCTATTCCTAAATGTTCCGTGAATAAAAGCAGAAGTGGCGGCATTTTTTCTTACCAAAGCATCTTGAAGCCTTTCAACATCCTTACCAACATTTCTCCAATACCCTTGACCTACACCAGCAAGTAACTCCAGTTGGTTCACGGTTTCGACCATACCTTCGACTTCTTCCCGTAATTCTCTGCGCCGTTTGGCGTTTTTACCTTCAAACCCTCCACCACTCAACATGGTTGTAACTAAGCCGATACCTTTTGCCGCTACTGTGAACCAAGACCCTGTACCAGCCAACGCCAGTTGCACCGCTTGCATGGTTTCTAAAAACGCCCCACCGAAGTTAAGGGCTGTCTCCAAATTTTGCCCCAAATCTGTGCTGATAAGATAACCAAGATCAACAACGGAGTTCCCAACTTCATCCCAAATATCAATCCAATCGTCCAGCAAATCAGCACGTTTAGCCGCACGATCCTTGAACATTTTGTCTCTGATAGCTTTTAACTCTTCTTCAGTGTGAACTTCTAACAATGCCCGTGTCTCAAGTGCCGCTTCCTTGTCTGCTGTCTCTCTGTCTTGCCACTCCTTAGCCCCTGCGGCTATTTCAGCATCTCTGGACTCGGCTAGGGCTATTTGGTTTTGGCTGGCTATCTGGTCAATAGTTGCAATTTCATCCCGTGCCCCTTGATTATTAGTAATGTATAAGGCATTCCGTTCCTTGAAGGCTTTATATTGTTCGTTTAGAGCATCCCGTTCATCTTTGGTTTTCGCTTCTTGGAACTCTAGCATGAATTTTACGAGTTCTTCTTCAAAAGCAAGACGTTTTTCGAGAGCTTCTTCGCTCCATTCAATTAAATCTTCTTTAGCTTTTTCTTCCCCTGCCAATCTTTTATTTCTTAACCGTGTTTGCTCAGCCGCAAAAGCCTTCTCAGCTTTTGTTTGCTCGCTTATTTTGTCCTTGGTGGCTTTTTCCTCGGCACTCGCCTCAGCATTAGCCGTGTTGACCATGTGTGTTTTTAATGCTTCCCGCAAGTCTGCCCGTTTGGCATACAACCCTTGATACTTGGTGAACAGTTCTTGTTCTGAAATGTCTTCGGCTTTGATAATAGAATCAATCAGTGCCAGTTGATCCCTGACAACCTGTTCAAGATCCATTTTGCCTTCAGTCTTAGCCCTTGCTTCCACCATCGCTAAAGCATCGAAGATTTTCTTTTCAAAGTCTCTGATTTCCTTATTGATTTCTTCTGCCGTAGGGATTTTGACTTTGGCATTGAAGTTATAATCACGGGAAGTAGATTCGACCAACTTATCTTCCACTACCGTGATCTTTGCGCCTAACCCCTGTTCCAGTGCCGTGCCTGTTAAATTTACTTGAGTGGCTAGTTTGTTCAATGCGGTTGTATATTCTGGGGTGATCTCCTTTAATTTCCCTTGCTCATCATGGAGACTAGAATAAATGTCCACCAATTTATTGAACTGCTCTACATTATTTTTGCCTGTTGTTTCAACATAAGACCTGACCGTTCCCTGTAAACTTTCTATCTCTGTTCGGTAGGTGTTTACCTTATCGGTTGAAGCTCCAATTTGGAGAGCCAAGGCTTGTTCCAGACCCAGCTTTTCCTTCAACCCCGCCCTCAATTTGGTTTCTGACTTTGAGGTTTCTTCTTCAGTTAGACCCAACTCCTCTCTAGCATCTCTGTAAAGCTGAGAAACCGTAGTTGCTTTTTTCATGGTTGCGGTATTCAAAGCTATCTCAATACCAAACCTACCTGTTGCTTCCCCTAATTCATATGATTCCTCTTTCACCCTTTTCATTATGTACAACTGTAAATCACGTTGCTTTATAGCTATTTTTTCAGCGGCAGTAGCTTCTTTCGTTGCCTTGGTGGTTTTCTCAAGATTCTCCCTAAATGCCATCCTGAGCATTCTGCCTTTGGCTTCCCGATGCCTTTCAAGGGTTTCATTCAGTCCTACCAGTGCTTGTTTTTCTTTGTCGTAAGCAACACCCAATTGAGGAACCAGTTCGATCAAGCTCTTATTGACCCTCTCAAGGTCAGCTTGGACGGCATGGGTATCACCACCGCTTTCGGTGATGGCTTTCAAACGGGTCTGCAAAGTATTGTATTGCCCGACTAATTTCGTGATTTCAGTATCTTGGGCTTGCCACTGGGTTTTCAATGAATCCCATGCGGCTATATCAGATTTTACTTGGTCACTTAGAGGTGTTAAGGCTCGGTTGACATCCCCTAAAGCTGAAGCAAACGCTTCGGCGGCTGACAGGACTGCTGGAAGGAATAATTCTCCGATACGGGTTTTAGCTTCAAAGATGGTATCGCCAAGATTCTCAAACGTGTTTGCCGCACCACCCACAACTTGAGGTAATGTCATTAACTGTTTATTGACTTTATCAATGAAGTCGTCAACACTGATCCCCATCTTCTCAATTTCTTTGGGGATGGCTGTACCGAATGCTTCCACCATTACCCTACGGATTTGAGGAACCCGTTCTGCTATCTGATTAATTTCTTCGGCTGATAGTTTCCCTTTGGCTTGCATCTGGGTCAGTGCAAGTATTACTCCGTCAAGTTCAGCTTTGCCTTTCCCTACGGTAGCCAGAGCATTACCAAAGGCTTTCAGTGAATCGGTCGCCCGTTGCGCTGATAACCCTGCCGCTTGAAGGTTGACGGCTCCCTGTACCGCTTCCTGTAACCCAAGTCCGGGCAATTTAGCCACTTCACGCAACCCGATCAACTGGGCATCTGCCGCCGCCGCTCCACCAGCAACAGCCGCCAAACCACGTTCCAAGGACGCCATAGTAGTAGCCGCTTTGATAACGTCAGTACCCATGCTGATAATACGTTTGGAGAATGCCATCACCCCTTGAGATGCTAGGTTGAGATTGGCAAGTCTGCCCAAAGAGGTATCCAACCTCGACATGATGGAAGACGCTTTTTTCTGTCCCCGTTCAAGCTCAGTGGTATTGAGCGTGATTTTGTATTCTAGGTTTCCCAGTTGCTCGATTACAGCCATTTACATTTGTCCTTTACGGAACCGTTCCCCTGCACCTTGGGTGAACTCATCCACTTTGCGTTGTCGTTCTTCTTCCTTGCGTCCTTGTTCCTCTAAAGACAGGACATGGCAGAGAGATAACAACTTCAAATACGACATCTTTCTATATATATAGTCAGGTGGAATGTGGGCAATGCGGCACAGATTAAGTTCAAGCTGAACGAAATTGAGATACGAAGGGATTAAGTGCTGTCCCGACTCAGTTTGAAGATCTGTAATGCCCTGATGAAAAAAGGGGTGGACTTTTTAACAAGTGCATCAATCACTTCGGCGGGATTAAGCAGTTTTATCAGGTCTACCGATACAGACAAATCGTCCATGTCGGGATCAGGTAACGGGTCAAGCACTATCTGCAAAACCTTGTATACATGATCCCTGAGTTCTCTGCGTCCCAAGATGCGTAAAAAGAAGTTTCCTACCCCTGTTTCCGTCATTAAATTCTCATCAGATTTCACTAGACTCAGCATCGCTTCAACTTCATCGGCGACAAACTCCAATTTGTAGAATGAGGGGTGATGCAACGTTAATGTAACGGGTTCGCCATCTCTGGGAGTTATCTCGAAAATCTCTGGTATATCTGCCGCCACTTCACGTCCTTGTTCTTGTTGCTCGGCTGTGCCGTTGGTGGAGATATTGTCCATACGGTTTTCGATTACCGTTAGGCGTTCCATTATCATTTTCGCCGCATCGCTTACCTCTGGTTCTGCTGGAGTTTCGCTGTTTTGTTCTTGCGTGGTAGTGTCTTGTTCTTGGTTCATATGTTCCCCGTTAAATACTGATTGACTGGTCTACCCAACCGAAGGCGGCATCAGCACCTGAGATGGTTCCCAAGACCATGTAAGAAATCGGTATCAAGGTTTCACCGTCTTTGGCGTATGACAATTCGGCATCAGTCATCGGTACGGTTTGGCTGAAGATATAACTCACCAAATCAAAGGAAGCGGTAGACCCTGCTGTTCCACCGATAAATTTCATGGCTGAAATTCCGGGTTCTTGGATCTTCAGTTCCATTGATTCTGCCGCTGTTGCTGGCATACTGGTAGCGTTGAACCCGATAGCATTTACCAGACTTTCATGGGTAGCTTGCACCAACGAAGTATTGACGAAAGCGTCCAATCGTGTTCGTACCGATTTGACATAGCAAAGATGATCCGCTACCTCTAGGTTGAACCGTTCTTCGGAGAACCGAATAGACAAGCTGTCACGGTATCCCCCAAGATCATAAAAATTCCCTGAGGTGGTAGCAACATCCGTCTGAACTGATCCTGCACCGACCATTAGTTTTTGTTGATTCGTAGCCATTACAATATTACCCCTCTAGCTGTTAGCTGTTGTTTCCAATCATCGTTACCATGTTTGCATTCCACCCCGTCCTCATAATAGTGGCTGAACCACACGCATTTGGACTCCATGCAATAATTCGGAGTAACGACAACTGAATGTTGATCTTCATACAAAGGACACGGCACTTCGGGAATGTAATTGGATTCTCCCTGCCCCATCCATTTGAATTTTGTGTTTAGCTTTCCCATGTTTCAGATACTGCGTTAGACGCAACACCAATTTCATTGGTAGCTGTCACGGTGGCTGTTAGTTTAGTCGCTGTATCCAAGCCAATATGATCGGCTTTTTTCAGCGATATGGAATAAGATTGCGTGGCAAATCCGTCCGACCCTTCGATTAGATTCTGGTTATGAACCAATCTCCCGTCCTGATCGGTCAATCCTATCGTAAGGCTCTGAGTCACGGTATCCGTTGACCCCGTAACTTTTACCAGAGTGGCAGTAGCGGATATGCTAACTGTCGGGTCAGTCGGTGTTGGAGGGCTGACAATGGATTTATCTTCCAACCCTTTCAAGTCGTCACGGTTAGAATAGAAAGCCGCATTCCGTGCCGCCTGAGCATCAAAATCAGCAAAAGATGTTATTGCCCGTTTAAGCAATTTCACCCCCAAATCCTGTTGTTTAGCATCAGCATCAGCACCCACAATAACATAAGTACCTGACACATCAACGGAAGCCTGATCGGAACCTCGAACAGCCGTTGCTTGCACATTTGGATAGTTGCTAGTATCCAAATCCCTTATAGTAATGTCACTCATATAATTTCCTCCTTTTGTTAAGGTTTAACTGGCATCGACCATGAAAGATCGTAATTGTAAAGCGCAAAAATGCACGTTCCCGTCATTGGGATCCCAAAACGGTTGTGTTGTACCTGTAAAATATTGTGAGATACAACGGGTAGTTCCGTTATCCCAATTGACGACATTGACCAAAGCTATCAAGGCTGATTCGATACTGCTTAAGGTACTGATAGGTGCTGTACCGTTCCCGTTGGATGCCACAAAGATATTGATAATGCCGTCAAAGGTTTGCAGTTCGGAGTTCTGCCCCACCGATGATTCCGTACCCAACACCGTTAAACACGGATAATCCACATTGTCTGGACGCTTGGCTCCCTTGGTGATACCTCCGTTTAACTGGCTGGTAACACTGGAATCGTTTATCAGCTTGGAGATACCTGTCAAATACCCGTCAACGGTAATCATCTTATCTCCTTTTCCTGTTGGATGATTTCTTCCGTTTCTTCCTCTTGGAAGGTTTGGGTTGCAACGATTGACGGTTAATGTTTTTGTACGGCATTTCCTTCCTCCTTCTTACCTATTATTTTTCTATATTACTTTAAAAAAGGTTAATAAGGTTAATAAGGTTAATAAGGTTAATTAAACCCTTATAGGTTTTTGAGTATGGCAGTATATTTCTTTATGGTATCGCTATCGGGCATGACTAAGACCCTGTACCCATCCCGAAAGTGAACGAATGGTGCATAATCCATACCAGCAAAAACAACAGCTTCTTCACCCTTGAAAGTTTTCTCTACAAAATGGTCAATACTGCTTCTGAGGTTCCCTGTTTGGTCTTGCCATGTGTCAGCCCTGCCTTTGTCTTTGGAAGCGTTCACCCCTTCCCTAGCCACTGCATCAAGCACCTGATGCGCTTTGGTTTCAATCTTGTCAATAATCTGCCGTTGTTTGGTCAACGCTTGATTGGCTTTAACTTTGTTGAATTCTAGATCGAAGCCCATTATGTCCGTTCCTCTAGCTCTGACTCCATGTGGGATACATAATCCTTTACAGTGCGTATGTCGTAAGTTGTAGCACCATCTGTAACGCTTACATCCCCGCCTTTCTGGGCTGATGTCACGTTAGCGTATTGCTGTGAAAACATCAGGTGCGTTATTCGTGTCGTACCCCCCGATTCCGATTCTGCATAACGCACTTGGAACGGTTGAATATCTACCTGTACATCCGTTTGTAAAGCTGAATCGGCATCAGTGTAATTGAAGTCGCTATCCTGACTGAACACCATTTGATTGATCGTCACAGTCGTGATATCAGTAGAGTTAATAAACAGGTTCATATCATGCCCTCAACAGCTTGGTTATTCTGCGGTTCAGCTTGGCTCCACGCTGATAATACATGGTGACTTTATCATCCCATGAGATTGTCTGTGATACTGCTCCCCGTGATTCAGCTTTCAAAGGCAACCTTCCGAAATCAGGTGTTTCGAGTAACAGGTCAGCCGCTCCCGCCCAAACGTTGTAACCCTTACCGAAAAAGTATAAGTCAGTATCAGGAGCAGTACTGAATATGAACGTACCGTCATAAAGGTTAGAATCGTCGGGCGAATGCGCTGTGTTGCTCGTATCCCTGCCATTATATAAGGAAATATCGGATTCAAAGAACCCTACTTGGGTATACAAGCTGAAATCGGGAACCGTGACTTGTGACAGGTTGCTTTCCCCGTATGTAAGGCTGTCGGCAAGTGCCAACGATTGACGGTTATAGGCACGGGTATAATAGAAGTTATACTGGCTGTCATGGTCAAGCAATATGAAATTAAAATGCGTCCGATGCTGGTCAAGGACATCTTGTATCTGCTGTTCTGTCCAAGGGGATGAAGCCTCTGTCTGATTGACTAAGCGTTTGGTATAGGTAATGAGGTCACTCATACTTGATCGGACTGCCATACATATCTCCTATGAAATTATGAACCCTGATCGGTCAAGGGCTTCAGCCGTTTCTTTGACTACATATGTTTGTAATTCATCATGTGATAAGAACCGTTTAGCACCGTTAAGGTTTTCCTTGCTGGCTGGTTCAATAGTGACATTAAACGGAATGCCCCGTTCCAACCATTCAAGAGCTTTTTGATACTGCTCGAAACTGAGGTCGTGCATTCGTTCTTTGGGGTCTTTGAAATTGACATGATACAACTCAATAATAGCGGATAAGTATTGCTCCGCTTCTGGGGTGACTTGCCCGTGTTTCTGCACTTCCCAGTGAACCATATTCAAATAATCACGTTGCAACAACACCTTACCCAGTTCCCGCTCAGGATTAATCACTCTATCAACCATCAATAAGGCAAGGTTCCTGTCCTTACATTTCTCTTGTCTGCCAGCTTCCGTTATATAACCGTAATGCATTATCTGCGTATGCTGAAGTTCAAATGCTGGCTCTATAGGTGAGTTGATATCTTTCTGGCAATGCTCGTGGATGGCTCCCCAGAACCGATATCCCCTGTTATTCCGAAACAGTCTCACGGGTTTGTCATGCCTGTTCTCAGCATCCCAAATTAGGTGGTTCTGCCTGACAACGAACCCTTCATAGATGGAGGTATCCAAATGCTGACGCAAAAACAGAGGACTTTCCAACACCTCATCAGCATCAATCCATAATATCCAATCCCCTACAGCATCCTCGATAGAAGCGTTTCTCGCCCACTCAAAACTGCCCGGAGCGGGGATATTAATAGGGTTGCCATCCATGTCGGTAATGGCTGGTAAATCAGGGCAAAAGGCTGGCATATGCTTTACCTTGGCTCCGAACCTTTCAGCAATTGCTACCGTGTCGTCATAGGAACCATGATCACAAAGAATAATCTCATCGGCTATGCGTTCCACCGAAGCCAAACACCGTTCCAAATCTTTGGATTCGTTCTTGGCTATCATGCAAACTGATAGGGATTGATACGGTCGCATGGTCTTTATCTTGCGATCCCAATTAACCTCTCCCGTAACCCCTTGCTGATGCCTGATAACGAAACAGCCTGTCCTACATCCTCTTGGCGTTGGCGGGTGGCACAAATGTGAAGCAATGAAATTGGGTTTCTCACCGAACACTTCATGGATAGTGGAATAATCCCAGTGTATTTTGTGACCCCGTATTTCTAACTCCACCAACCTACCATTGCCCATCCTAACCGAACCGCTAGTAGCTAACAAGTGTTCATGTAACGCTCCATGAGGTACTGACCAAATAATGTACCCTTCGGGTGCTAATCTGGCTTCCATATACTCAATCACGCTTTTATAATCGTCGTGATGTTCCAAAAACTCACCGCACATAATGATATCGAATTTCTCTGTTTCATCCACCGCTTCAAACGAACCTACCCTAAACTCAATATCCGTCTCCTGTTCCTTACAGAAAACCACCGCTTTTTCAATCAGGTCGGAAGCATAATCCACCCCAATGACTTCAGCGTCTGGGAATACCGTTTTCAAGTCATGGGTCAAAGAACCGTTACCGCAAGCAAAATCCAAGATACGGGCAGGTGCAGGGTTGCATTCACGGGCAACCGTCAACATGGCACGGAACCGTCCTTCACCAATTTCGTCACTGATGGCAAGGGCGTTTTTAGCATAGGTTTCGGGTGACTCGTTAGCTTCGGGTAATACGCAATCGGGATCGGCTACCCTAGCGGCAAAGAAATCATCAAAATGTATCAGGTTCTCAACTACTTTGTTTTTGTTCTCAGCATATCGCCGTTCAAAGAAATCATCAAAATGTTCTTCCCACTCCCCTGCTATATCTTTGTACTGATAATTCCCTTCCACCCAAGCTCTACCATCTTTCTGCGCACGTTGATAGGCTTGGTCATTGTCCATCAGGTAGAATGCGTGTTTAATGAATTCCTGATGGTATTCATCGGTGAAGGCATCACCTTGGATTTTAGCTCCCGCAAAGGCGTTCATGGTTTCGTTTAACCCACCTTTAGCTGAACAGATGAGCGGGGTTTGACAGGCTTGCGCTTCTATGGCGGCAATACAGGAAGTCTCGTTAAAAGTATCAATGCCCGGATAGACCATCAAATTGCTGGACGCTATCTCTTGATACAATTCGTCTTTACCTAAATTGCCCAAATATTCCACGTTATCCATTGACTCCATCGCTTTATCGGCTTCATCGCAAATGCGTTTCACATCTGGATTAGGTTCATACATAGAATAATAACGAGCCACTTTCAATTGCAAATGCGGTCGGCTCTGGAGCATCTTGTCAAAGATTTTCAATAAGGGAGCCAACCCCCGTTCTGGTCGGCTGATATAAATCAGCTTGTTCTTATCCTTGATAATCTTACCGTCTTCATCCCGTTCAATATTTCGGTCTACCGTTTCCAAATCAATACCGTTTTTTGTCACATAAGCGATATCGTGTACTGATTCTGGCAATTGTTCCTCGTAGTTTTGGCGTTGCCAGTTGGAAACATACATCATTTCATCTGTCTTATAGATTGACCCTGCTACGTCTTTGGGTCGACTCAACACATCTTGGTTCCATAAGACTTTATATTTGGCTTGGATGGGAGCATCCATAATTTGCGCCATCCTCAAGCTAATAAATATCTCGTAATCCATCGCTTCACAACAGGGAAACAAGTTACCCACAGATTCCCATCGAACACCGTCATAAACACCCACATCCTTCTCAGGATCAGCGAACTCAGTAAATACGGTAACCTTATGATCCCGCTTAACCAGTTCCCGTGCCATATACACCAAGGCTGATTCGCTACCTCCTAAACTGGAGTGGAGGTTGATGGCATCGGCTGTGAAGGGTATGGACTTGCAATAGAAGGCGATATTGTATTTCATGGATTTTCCTTTGGATTTTCCTTTTTGATTTGCTTTTTCAGCTTGGCTATTTCGTTGTTCTGGTTTTGAAGGGTGTTCATCATTAATTCGATTGATTTCTTTACCTTGTCAACGAAATTAGGGTTAAAATCCCGATTGGGATGGTGTTTTAAAAATTGGTTAAGAGTATCGTGATGTTCCATATTATTTTATAGGCTCCAATGGGCGCATTTCCTCGTCACGTTCAATATCCGCATCATGTGACATGGTGCTGTGATACAGGGAAACAACTTCCACGCATCGGTTACGCAAATCGGTAGAACTGTAATCATTTTTTCTCATGTTGAAACAGATTTCAATTCCCTCAATGCCCTTACCTGTATAATCCTTCTGTTTATGGTCTTCACCCAAGAACCGTATATCTGGCATGATCGACAATAACACGTTCATCAAGTCGGTTTCCGTTTCATAGACTACGATTTCGTCTATGTATTTAACGGCTCTTAACTGGATAAACCGTTCATAGACGGTTTGGATAGGTTTTTGTTTTTCTTCGCGGTCAACGGTGGGATCAGTCTGCAAACCTACAACCATATAATCACAGTTGTTTTTGCATTCCTCCAACATCAGCACATGACCCGCATGAAGCAAGTCAAATGATCCGCAAGTGAACCCCATTTTCATAATATTATTAAAGGGTGGGATGAACCGCTTATGCCGGACGGTTCACCCCTCCACTTTACCCATAAGGAGAATCAATTATGAGGTTCTTAAGTTAGATTAGCCCTAGCCAATCCAGCTTCATTGCGAACTTCAGCCGTGTACTCACCAAAGACTACGCCATTGGTGGCAAGTCCTGTTGTGGCGAGAGGTTTCTGCTGGAAGCTCATACCATCCAACGGTAGAACGTTGATGCGATCACTAGCCAATACCATCAGGCTGTTAGTCGGCATCCATCTGTTCGGCGGCAATATCTGCTGTCGACCATAGGAACTTTCATAGAGCGTAATTTCGCTCTTGTAAGTTTCATCGTCCATCGTTTGTCTAATACGGCTGTCAGCCAGATTATCAATATCACGTTTGAGGTTGGCATCTGCTACAATGAAATCCAAGTCCTGTGCGCCGTTATCCCATGCGGATTTGATAACAACTGCATTAAGGAAGGATTCACTGAATGTAGCGGCTGTCTGCTGATTAGTGGTGATATATCTCCACACACCTTTCATGGTACGATACGTTGAAGCGGAAGCAAACGAATTGCCAGCGTCAACACCCAAGATAAGGTTCTTTTCCAAATCACGCAAAATCTCACGGGTACGATTGCGAAGTTGATGATCGTATTCGTTAGAGATATCACCCAACTGGCTTACGGCTTGTTCCGTGTCGGAAACTTCTACCGATTTACGATAAATTTGTACCCAGTTGTAGTTGCGTGTTCTGTTTTGGGAAATGTCACCACTGACGTCTGCACCTTCAATGGTAGCATTAGAGATAAGTTCAACCGATCCCCCTGCCGCTAAAGATGAAGGACCAACTGAACCGACACCTCGATCAACGGTAATGGAGTTAGCGGCTGTAGCTGTAACTTGCATGACTTCTTCATAGGTCAACGAACTGTTACCCGTGATCCTGAGCAAGTCACCAGTTTGAATTGAACCGCCCGTGCCATTGATTTGGAACGTTGTTGACGCCGAAGCAGAAGCGATTGCGGTTGAAGCTATAATACTTGGAGGTGCTAGGCTTTCTTCCAACCATTCGTGTAGAACGTTTGTAGCTGGTCGAACTGAATCGCCCAAATAATCCAAGAGTGGAGTTTCAAAAGGACTAATCATACTTATAATATCAGAAACATCTTCCGCTATTGCCGTAGGATTAGAATAAGTAGCTCTACCTGAAAATGCCATTATGAAGTATCTCCTTCAATTTTGCTTAGTTCTCGCCGTAGCCGCATCATTTCATTCTGGTCTGCCCGTTGCCCAGATTTCCCCGCTTTTTCCATAGCTGTTTCGTAATCTTTGCGTAAGGAATCAGCTTGAGTCATTCTGGAATTGTGTGATCCTGAGCCGCCGTTTCTCACGTTGGCAGGGATGAAAGCGGGATGCCTGTCCAAGAACAGTTCCACAGCTTCATCCAAACTCAGATCTTCACCTTTATCGTTGAGTGCCGAATGTCCATTCGTATCGGTAAGAGAAACCCGATATCCCGAATCCTCATTCTTCACTGCGGTGGCACGATATAAATCGTCAGAATTTGGTAATAGCGGCGTTCCCACTTCCAGTTGAGTAGCGGCGATATTTATCATGTTCGGCAATATCCCCCCTTTACTCCGAGCCAAAGACGACTGCAAGCTATTAGAAAGAAACATCCGTTCTGAAGCTCGGCGTTCCGTGTCCAAGGCTTGATTCAGTTCGTCAAGGGTTTTCGAGTAAGCAGTATCCTTTTCTTCAAGGATACGCTGAAACTCACCCCGTTCTTCAGCTTGTTTCTGTTTTTCGGCTTCTTCCGCTGATAACCGTTCTGCTTCGGCTTGGCGATACTTGGTTAATTCGTCCCTTTCTTCCTGATTAGCCTGAGCGTCCACAGACTTTTCCATCTGTTTACGCAATCGGGTTAACCGTTCTGGAATCAAGGTATTATCAATATAGGTTTGCTGTTCTTCCGTGAAAGACATATTCCCTTTCATCGGTTCAACTAGCGGTTCAACTTGTGGTTGTTGCTCAATGGTTTCTTCAGCCATTTTTTTATCTCCGTATGCTCGTCAGCACCGTTTAGAGTCCGTCGACAGGTTGATACGTCCAATAATCTATTGATGGATCGGGGTATCCCGATGTTGAATTTACTACTTTCTTCATCCCCGACATGATCTGGGGTATTTCCGAAAACGTTTCTACTTCTACAGGGGGAGTGACAGGCAAATACATATATTTAGCCATCGCCGCCTCTATATAAACCAGAGGGAACCGTTGCCTTGGATCTCTGAACCCTTTTATCCCTTCTACATACGTCATCATTTCGGAGTTCACCTGTACCGCAACGTTAGCGGTACGGGCATTCTCTCCCCCTAGGATTGCTTTGATTTTCATTTGGTTTCTTCGTCCTCATGCACCACTATTTCTACCCCGTATTTGTCAGAAAATTCCCGTAAGTCTTGCTCAATGTCTCTGTATCCGTCTGTCTCAGGTGCTGGCACAAAGGACTTGATGCGTGCGTCATAAATTGGGGGAGGATTTTTAAGATCATTCAAGACAGATTTGTTGATATGCAAGGATTTAACGTCTTTCTTGAAATCATACCCGTTCCAAATCTGCACTTCGATATATTTGCTTGGATCTTTCCTGTTAGCATCTACCGAGCCTTGATACTCCCGACCTTCCTCAGATAATGAAAAAGTTTCTGCATTTCTAAAAGTAGACACCTGATCGTTTCGTGAAGAATTGTTTGGAGTGAAAGTAGACCGATTTTTAACATGAGGTTCTAGCTCAAAATACGCATTGCCATACTGAGAAGCCGCTCCTTTCGGATCATCACCCAGATTCAAAGCTCCATAGCTAGGTTTCTGCTTTGGTGGCATTTTATCATAGTATCCCACCCCTTCCGCCACATCAGATTTATCAAGTCCGTAAAGCCCCTCTTTAATCAAAGCAACTTCCCACCCCTTCCTCAATTCTTTATCGGCTGAACCGTACCCCTTGCCCGTTTCAAACAGGTTCTTTGATCTGCCTGATTTCAACATAGCCTTGAATACTCTCTGGTCAGTGATAGGGATATTGACCGAAATAGGGATGGCATCCGACCTTAAAGCTGTACCAATTTTTTGAGCATACCCAATATCGCTGACAGTCAAATTCTGGCTCCATTCCTGTCTTAGAATATCACCGTGTTCGTCATATTCTGCTTTTTTGCTGAATCCCGCATCCAATTTATCAGCTTTTGACCTGCCTCCATCTAACAAGAGATTATAGAGCTTGGCTACTGGTGTATCAGGGGGCAAGTCTGGAGCTTGCCTAAAGGCTGTCGACACGGCTTCCCCGACCATCCCTTTTCTGATTACATTAGATACCGTATCCTTGAAAAGCTGTAATTGCTTTTCCTTGAACCCTTTACTTCCCGTTGCCGATGAAGGAGTTTCTGTATGAAGTGCCTTTTTCATAGCATCAGTCAATTCGGCATCAGTGTAAACCTTTTTTGGTTTATCCCATAGAGAAGGATCTCTAAGGAAATCTTTCTGATAACATAGGCAATTGGGGTGAGGCTTGGCTGGCAAATATTCGACGGGATAAATCCCCCGCCCCAATCCGAACACATTTTCTTCAGCCAATAAATTACAAATGTCATATTCTGGATGCCTTCCGCTTAACTGCCACTTGATCGCCCCAACCACAGGGCTTTCAATGCTGGCTCGTCTGGCTGATTCCCAATAGGCGTTATTGATTTCTGTTCGTGCTAATCTCATGGCTTTAGCTCTGACAGATGTACCCATGCCCGTACCACCACCTAACATGAACTGCGACAACTGGTTACTCATATCCCTAGCTGATTGTCCTCTAGCTATGCCTGACAAAACCACGTTTTCAATTTCACTTACCTGTGATTGCGCCCAAATACTTGATGAGATTCTCAATCCATCCACATCATATCTCTGCGCCAAAAGGTCTGCCGTCTGACGGGGGATTTCGGTGAAGTCAACCATCAGGTTGGCATCATCATGTTCCAGTAACAAATCATTGGTGGCATCCTGTTCGGTAAAGGCAACATCGTTGGCAACCTCATTGATTGCCGAGGTGATATCCCGTTTAAGACTGATACCCAATTCGTTCATCATCTGTACAACTTTCATGCGTTTACCTTGATACACCTTAATGGATAACGGATTGTCCGTCCTGCCAATGATTGACCCCAGTTGAGCATTAGCCATGTCCAGTGCTGTCACTAAACGTTCCTCCACTTCCTTGGTACGTTTAAGTGGTACATTTCGCATATTGTAGATGGTTTTTTCATAATCGCTTATTGACATCAGGTTGCCATGAAGTTGCCATTGCTGTTGGCAGTCTCATCGATGTTAGTCATTATCAATTCGGTCTGCGTGGACTCATCCATTTCGGCATCTATAATCCGTTGGATTTCTGATGATAGCTTAGGTTCCAATTGTTCCATCAATTTCCTTAAATGGGCATTAACGAAAGTCGGTGACTTGTCTCCCATCAGCTTACGCACTTCCAACCCGTTTTCAAGTGCCATCTGTACAGGGTTAGTCTGGAAATCGTCAGGATAATCCACCTCGTAATCTGTTTCAGTGTTCATCCATCTATCAAATAACCGTGCCATCTTGGTTTCGGCTGACTCCAATGTTCGGCTGAACCGTACAAGCACCTGATTAAGCTGATGGAAATCGTATTGCTTGGCTACCCCACTTTGCTCTGCCAGTTCACGGAACTCCAAATGTGCCAACCTCAACATCTCCTTCACCAGATATTGGGAAGCGAACTCACGCATGAATGTAGCGGGATCGGTAGGAGGTGAAACGTATTGTGGAGGTTGCGACCCTGCGGGAAACTGGTATACATTGGAAGATGAAATCACCTGTTCTTCCTCTTGCTGTATCCCTGCGCCTATAGGATCATCAGGAGTAGCCAGAAACGGGAATGCCTGCTTGGAAACGAATTCTTCTATATAGGAAATCACATTGGTCAGCAACCTGTTAATGGGAGCGATATCAGTCAATCTCGACATCCCTACAAACTCGTCAACAGGATTCTCTTTAAACTTAACACTGATAAAAGGCACAACCCCTAACTCATGTTCTCCAGATTCCTTGAGGTTGCCGTCAGAGTCATGCAAATACCATTCTGTGCGTGTCCAAGTACGGTACTGATAATTGTATGCCGAAGATTGTTCAACAAAAGGATCGACTTCAGCGTAATCTATTTCCCTTAATCGTACCCAGAGAAGCTGGTTGAATTTATCCATACGCCAGTTGGTAATATTTGGTGCATCATACCATGTGCAGTAAGGGCGAATATCGGTAGCTTGCAAGTCAGCCATAGAGATGATATCCATCTCCGATTGCGGCATATCCACCACCACACCTACATGACCGTAGACCATAGCAAAGGTAGCTACCTGTTCCATGAAAGTGTGCATATTGTGACCCTGATAATCAGCGTCTTCAATAAAGGCACGGTAAATCTCGTTCTCAGTGTTTCGGGCAATATTGGTTTCAATGCCGAAGATGAAGCTGGTATAGATATCGATAATGGGTCGACAATAGTTAATGTACGGACTGCGTTTCATCCGTGTATTAAAATCATCTTGGTTTTCCCGTGAATGGCGAAACAAGTTCTTATTGGTAACGTACCTTCTGCCACCTACATAAGACTGCTCAAAGAAATCCCAATCGGTACTGTACTTCTCGTAGATATCGTTATAATCTGCTATCTGTTCGTACGCCATTTAGCTCCATCCCGTTGGTAAGAATATCAGGCTGTTCCTGTTCCGTTCTTCGCCCCGTTTGGTTTCCAGTAGATATTCAAATTTGTCTTTCTCTACTAGCCTGTATATACAATAATCAGGATGGGTTATCACCGTCTTGGAAACGGTAAACAGCATATCATCGTAGCTGACCAGATCACGGTATTCCATATCGGTATCGCATCTGAGTTGAACCATGCGTCCATAATGAGGATCAACGATATCTTTTTCTACTTGAGGTTCCTTCAAATCCCAAATGTAAAATGACCTTGGTATTCTCATTCATACCCCCCTGAGATAACTCCAAGTCGGTTTCTTGTTCTGCCCGTGAACAACAGCTTCCACGGCGTAACGCATAGCATCCATCCCATGATCGTCACGTTTAACGGGCTGATCCTTAGCTGTATCGCCAGAGGTTGCCCATTCATAACCCGATAGTTCCTCCACTGTGGACTGAGGGCGTTTACGCTTGATTGCGCCACTGTCGTCTTTTAGTTTCCAGTCAAGTTCAACCAGTGCATCCTTACAGAAATAGATTTCATGGTTAGCTATTTTCTCGTATGTATCCTGCACACCTTTACGCACATCCTTCAAAGCGGATAGAGTTAAAATACCATGCTTGGCTAGGAAGATCCTGTCACTGGCATCATGGTCAGAGACAGTGAAATTGATCGGTTCGTCTTTAGGTTGGTTCTCATGGATCATGCGACAGAAATCCTCAATACTGATATCAGAGAAATAAACCTCACGATACAACACCATAACACTGGTTTCGGGATAATATCTCCACCACTGGCATACATACGGGTTCAAACCGCCGAAATCTAGACAACGGAAATTGATGTATTCTCCCTCAAACGGTTCGTCAATCAAGTGTTTGTCAGGATCAAAACAGTTGTAGATAACACCCGCATATCCAACCCATTCACCGTCAACCAATCTGCGCTTCATAATGCCCGACATACGGTTAAGCCTAGCGATATATTCCTCTCCCAAATGAGGGTTCTCATAGGAATTGGTTGTCACACTGAATGTCTCGTCTGTAGGTGAACGGAAGAATTTGTCGTATAACCAATGGGTAGGGGAAGCTGGGTTGCAAGCTGACCACATTTGCGGTTTCTGCACTATGGGTTGAGACAGCCGTGTTTGAATCATGTTCCAATCACCTTCCTCGAATTCATGCACCTCATCCAAGAATGCCGCTCCCAGTTCCAGTGATCCGATTTTGGTTTCCTTGTCCATACCGAAAAAGATTATCTCGCTACCGTTATACAGAATCAGTTTCATATCAGATTTGCGATATGTCTTCACAATGCCCGAATCCTGAGTATCTTCAATTGATCCCCAACCGATAACGTCTACCAGCAAGGTACGCAACGTGGTTTCTGCCAATGTTGACCGTACCTTACGAAATACCCCACACCGAATACCAGCGTGTTCAATGGCTGTCTGATACAACTTCTCCATCAAAGCTCGGCTTTTTCCCGCCCTTACAGCACCCGAATACAGGTTCTCCGCTTTCTCTGAACCCATGAACTCTTGCTGTTTAGGCAAAGCGTTAAAATACGGCTTCAGTAAGGTCGGCAGATTCCGTGTCTGTGGGAATCGGTACTGATAAAACGTTGACATATTTCTCCGTTAATTCTTCTACACTCAAACTGGCACTCCCCGCCATTGCTAAACAAAGTGCTTCGTTTGTCCTTCAAAGATGCCGATCAATTCTTTCAAGATCAGTCTTGGTCGATCCTCGTTTAAGCCATTTCTAAATCAGACAACTGGTGCGTTTAGAGTCAAAGGCTCACCATATTCGTCTTTGTTCGGTTCCTCTGGGTCGCTTTTATCAAACTGAGACAACTCGTAGTCAAGTGCCAACTCAGGGAATTCTTGCTTAATATCCTTGACATTGCCCTTGTAGAAAACAAGAACGTTCTGGTGGGCTTTCCCCACTTTTCTGTATCCTTGAAACTGGTTGTTTATCCTGATTGCCAGTGAACCGACAGGCTGAACGAGGATCATTTCGTTGTAGTATTTCATGCCAGCATCCGTGAACGCCTGTATGGTATCGCTGACAAAATTCCTGTATATCCCTTCCTGATCCCTGATGTCTCCAACAACGAAACAAGCGAATCGGTTATCATTTAGGAAGGCGACAGTCTGAGTGACAATGTTCCTGTAGACTTCCAGAAACTCCCCGTAGGTTTCAAAGGCACTCAACTCCCCTTCTAGCTCGCTGTAGACTTCAAGGTCGTAATACGGTGGGCATGAAAATATAAGGTCGAATTGAGACTTGACCAACCCCTCGATTTTAGAACTGTCTTCCACTATCCACTCCGGCTCCACGCTCAGGGCTTCGGCTTGTCTCCTATTTTCCTCTACCTGTTCTGCCCTCAGTTCTATACCGCAATATTTGTACCCCAGCATCTCGGCTACCACGCCCCTGATGGACCCACCAGCAAACGGGTCAAGTATGCCGCCGCCGTCAGGACAAAACCATCTGTATGCCAGTTCACATAAGACAGGATCAAAGACAGAGGTTCCAGAAGCGTAGGTGGACGATCCCGTATAATATTTCTCTTGGAATTCAGCCGTAGAGATTTCATGTCCCAACTCAGCTTCCACCTGTTGCTTTTTAAGTTGCTTCTGTTTCCGTTTCTCAGGATCAGGTTCTAGTACCGTATCGGAGAATTGCAATAAGTTCGCTCCCCGCCCCAACTCACTGCGGATTTGATAACATAAGTTCGCTCCCCGCCCCAACTCACTACTGACCCCCAAGTTCAACCATTCCCGTTTCCGTGTTTGCCAGTATCCCGCCCGTGCGTCCAAAACCGAGAAAGGCGGCACGATAAACTTGTCAACCAGTTTGGGTCGAGGGATTTCTTCTAACGTTCCCTGTAGGAGTTGTTGGTCTATATCGGTGTCAATATTTGCCAGCAACTGGTCGAGTTCCTCAATCTCTGTAGAATCGAACCCGCTGTCATCGATGTCAACATCTGGGAGAGCGTTGAGTTCTTTCAGCAACTCGGTCAGAGTGGTGAAATCCCATTCGCTGGTTTCGGCTGTCCTATTGTCGGCAATGCTGTAGAGTTTGGCATCATTCTCACTCATGTCAACATAGATAACAGGCACTTGCTCTAACCCCTGATTCTGTGCGGCTTCCACCCTACCATGCCCTGCGACTATCATGTTGTCGCTCCGGCGAACAATGATGGGATTAGTCCAGCCGAACCGTTTAATGGAACGAGCAATATCACCAATATTCCGTTCAGAATGCGCCCTTGGATTGTCAACAAAGGGTTTCAGTTCTTCTGTCTCAACATATTCAATTTGTAGCTGATTTTCCATTAGGCTCCTACCCTGTTAAGTATGTCCGTTTGCCCCTCAAATATACCGATAAGCTCCTTGAGGAATTCCCGTGCTTCCCTGTATCCCATCATCACCTGTCTATACTCAAGAGCGTCAAGTGACTCCTGTCCGTTCAATTCCACTAATTTCTTCTGAGCCAAACCTTGTGCCACCTTAGCGATAGCAAAGTCTCGGTTGATGAAATCCACCAGTTCCCGATTGCGCTGTAAGATAACTGCCCGTAAGGTATCTTTACTTCTTTCAACATCCCAATCCCTGATTCTGCGTTGCCATTTGTGATCGGAAGACCAGCGTTTGAATACGGTAGCGGTTCTTTTTTTGCCTGACACGGCATGGTCACTGAGCCGTTCAAGGGATCTTTCATCAGGATTAGTATCCCTGTAAACCTTGAAATATTCGTATGCCAGAGACGTTTCACCGTCTATTTGTTGACCAACTTCCGCTTGGCTCATATCTGCTTTGTTACCATACTTTTTTGCGCTTGTCAAAAACTAGTTGAGAAGTGTTATTTTTTCAAAGGAATCAGGTATAAAGTGGCACTTTTTCACTAAGCTAACCCCAGATAATATCGCACGGTATTTTCCGTAACTTCATCATTCAACCGTTCCGACACCCGTTGAGCCACATACTTATACGTCTGAACCTCAAGAGGATAGGTGGAAGGTTTATAAGCCAGAACAACGCCATCCGCTTGGGATTCTATCTGCGCCCACTTTTCTTCGTAATTAAACTGATCTTTCTCATCTAATACCCTATCGGCTTCCACCATGATAACTGCCCTTTTAATCAGCTTGGAGATTACCCTTATTTTTGCATTTACCAGCAATTGCAACAAGGAATCAATATTGTTATGCCTGATACTATCAACTAGCAGACTGAAGGATTGTTTCTTCATGTAATAGTTCCTGTACCTCTTTAATTGATTTCACCACTTGATAGATATGCCCCAATTTTTCACACTGTTGTTGATAGGCTTTTTGGTTGGCTGTCTGCCTGTTTTTACCTACCTTTACTTCCAAGTGAAGGGTTCTGCCCCCTTTAAGGAATACGAGGAAGTCGGGAGACCCTGCTTTACCGAACCTGATAAACGAATCCCCTACCTTGGTAGCCCCCGAATTGTTCTTGATATAGATCAGGGATTTAACCTTCTCATAGATTTTCAGCATATCCTCGATAGCCGATTGTAATTGGGATTCTTTCATTTTCATTATTCTAACCTCTTGGAAGCGGGAACCTTACGAACTTCAACCATCAAATCCCGTACCAGTATATGCCGCCCCATGACTTGACTGAAATATTCGGCTATACTTTCAAGGATCTCAAATCGGGGATTAGCAATCCCTCCGCTTTCTATCTTGTTAATGGTGCCAATTGTCACCCCTACGGCTTCAGCTAAATGCTGTTGAGTCATGTGTTTCCCTAGACATTGTTTAGCCCCCAACCGCATCTGTTTCAATCTGAATTGCATTATTCTGTCTTGTCTTCCTCAATTAATGCTGACCCCCATCTTTTAATCTCATTCCCTTTATAAAATTCCATCACCCTCATCAAAGAATAATGTGGATCGGATTCCTTGAGGATAGTGACAAATTCTTTCATGCAATCGGCTCCAGCATAAAAATGTCTGAAGTCACCATCGGGCGTGAAATAGAATGCCCCGTAATCAAACTTTTTTGTTGTTTCTTGATTTATATTGTCCACGAATCCTTCGTCTTCCCTTGTTTTCTTTCCATGTCCAGCTTCTGCGACTGAGTAGAATGTCAATCCCTTCGGCTTTGATATAATCAACTACCCTCTTTTCGGGGTAACCTAAATCCTTTGCAATCCTCTCAACGGAGTTACCGTGTCGCATCATCACGATAATGATTTCCTCGTACCCTGCAAGAGATGGTAAATGTAATTCCTTTTTCCATCGTCCCATGAACTACCTCCAAATTTGATGGGCGTATTATTAGAAAGAGTCTTGGAAATCCACATTTGCATTCCTCCTTCTTTATTTTTTCGCCCCGCAAGGTTAGTCTTTCATATACAGATAACCCATCGCTGATCTGCGTCTGAGTTTCTGCCTTGGGTCGCTCTTATAGCATTCATATTCACAATATTTTTGTTTTCTGCTAGGAATATACGAGAACTCTTTATCGCAATTAGGATTTTCACAGATGGCAAATATTTTCTTACTTTCCCTAGCCATCCCTAATCATCTCCAATTGCTTTCAAATACGTCTCCAGATCCCGTCTATGCCATCCTCTAATGTATCCGTTTTGTGCTGTTCGGGTTCTGCCCCATGCGTTTTGGTCATCAGGATTAGCTTCTTTTTTAGCCATATAATCACTGAGCTTGAATCCATACTTTGA